AAACCAAGAAGAAGAATCAGGACTATTATGTCTATTAATTACAACTTGTGAATAGTGTTCTGTTGAAATTGGAAAATCTAAACTTCCAGTTTTCAAATCAGGACCAAATGCGTAGACACCACTCGATTCAGGTGTTATATAAACTGTTGTTACCACTGGAGAACCACTTGCAAAAGGTTCTGCAAAGTATGTACTATTTGAAATATCTCCACCAAAGTTTAATTCTAATTTACCAAAAGAACCAGTAGTTTGTACTAAATCTAAAGTCCACTCACTACCACTTATTAAAGTATAAATTGGTGATGGTAATTCATTTGGCAATATTCTAAATTCAATACAATTAGGATAATCAACATTATTTATTTCATGCCACGGAACTTTAATATTCGAACTACCACTTCCATTTAAATCTCCTTTTAAATAAAATGCCGCGGTTCTATCATCAAAAGTAAATTTACTAGTACCACCTTGTGTTGGGTCTTGCGGTCCTCCAAATTCCATTATTGTTAACATAGACTGTGGAACACCATAACACGCCATAATAGCTTTCATAGCTCTTGCAGTACCTTTATGCTTTAACAAATAAGGTAAGTTATTTAATATCCTTCTCCAAACTTCATCATTGGCTTCAGATAATGGCATTCCATATTTTTGAAATCCATCCTTTGTTTTACCAAATGCGTATTCCCATAAGAACGGTGAATTAAAAGCGTTTTTAGGATTCCAACCAAATGATTGAAGCATTTGAGAAACCAATGTATTTGATAAACCACTAATTTGTTTATGTTCTAATACTTTATTATTATCTAACGCTTTAACATATGCCCATACAATATCAAAGTGTTGACCAATCATATCTAAGAAAACTATAAAATCATTATTATTATAATCTTCTCTAATAAATTCAGGTATATTATTTACTAAATAATTGGGATTGTATTTATCATAATTTGCCCCTTCATCAATTAATGCGTTATACCATGCGGTAACACTTGCGTGCGTTGTATCTCTTAAAATAAGTGTTCCTAATCCTGTAATTGGATGTACATATAATACTTTTGGATATGCTAAATTGTTATTTGATTTATATAAAAAGTTTTCAAATCCATCAAAATTTCTTAAAATACCATTTATTGTATTTAATACTTTTTTAGCTTCGCCGGCTTGGTTTACACCACTTGATTGTGCAATTTCCCATTGAACATCAAATAGACCATCTTCAGTTATTACTTGAAATCCGTTTTCTGTTAAAATACCACCATTGTAACCATCATACGGTGGGATAAACGTTGTTGCTATTAATGCCTCATACTTTGCTTTGTAAGTTTCTAATAATTTTACTTTGTAAAAGAAATTAGCCGCTCTTTCTTCTGCAGAACCAAAGTGTGAAAAGGATTTAAAGGTATAATCTGACCCGCTTACATATTGTAAATTTAATTTAGTAGTATTAACATTTGTTCCTTCTAAATAATTGTTAACTATATCATTTGAAGTTATTGAACCACTTGCAATTAAATCATCTAATATTTGGTAAGCAACTCCATTATTTTCTTCTAATGAAAAATTAGGACCTTTTAATGGAGGACAAAAACTTGCATTTTCACCAGATATATTTATTGTTTCTATAATTGGGTCTGACTGTAATTTAGAAATCCATACCTGTTGATTTGGCTGTATTGCAGTTGATAATGGTTCATATAATTTTAAAATTAAAGAACCCTCACTACCCAACCAAGTTGTAATTAATTTATTATCGTTTGGTAAATGTAATAAGTGATTTAAATATTTTGATGATTCATCTACTAAAGATGCAGTATTTAATTGTGATATAAATCCATCAACTAATCTATTAATAACTACATTTCTTGGTATTGTTAATTCGCTTTTATCAAATTTTATTGTAATAAATTCTTCTTTACCAACAACAACTTCGTTTCCTTGCTCGTTATATGGAATTAATTTTAATATTAATGATATTAACCCATCACTTTCAGTATATTGTGCACCAGGTGAATTAAGTAATTGTTGATAATTTAATGTTACAATTCCTGCAGCTGTAGCTTGCGTATATTGAGAACTCCCTAACGCGCATATTTTTACATAATCAGTATTTACTGATTCATAACTAATTTTAAAATTTACATTTGTACCTACATAATCTGGACCTTTTATTAATGTTGGGTAATTTATATTTCTAATATCTGGCACACCAACGTAAGTTTCAGATACTACATTTAATATTAATTCAATTGGTTGTCCATTATTGCCATCACTAGTAAATGGTATTATAATTATTCTATACTTACCTACTATTGCTAATTTGCTTCGTGGTATAGCAATTAATGCAGATTCACCCTTCTCTAATTGTGAATATGTAATTTCTTCGTTTCCAAATTTAACTCTTACTCCACTTGTAAACTCATTTTTAAAAATTCCAATTAATGTATCAATTTCAGAATTTATGTTATGTTTTCTATTTAAATCCGGATTCACAAAACTTACAAAGGCTCTATCTGATAATATTACTGGTATAGTTTCCGTTTCAATATCAACCAAATATGCTTTATCTATTGTTATCTTAGTATTAACTGATTCAGTATCGGTTACTGCTAATAAAGTTTGACTTGTTAAACCATCGGCTGATACTGATATTTTTGTTATTCTCGATATAGTATTTCCTACCGAGTTGCTTTGTATTGTAATAATTTTACCTAGTAATGTTGATATTTCATTAGCACCAGATTTAAGTGTAACTATTTCTCCAGGTCCATCTATATTATCAATAAGTAATTGAGCACTACCATCTGCGCCAGTTAGTGAAACCGTCAATGTTTGTACATTGCCTAAATTATCATCCCCACCATCGTCTGAAGCGCCGGATTTTTCTAAAATAAACGTAATATCTTTATCAATTTCTGCAATCGTATTCGGTTGCTCAATATCATTTATGTAATGTATTATTTTAAACTGATAAAAATTAGTTTGCCCATAATCTAGATTTTCTTCATTTATCGATGGTAAAGATTCAAATATAGATAATCCTCTAATTTTTAAATTATTTCTTGTTAATGGGTTTGTATATGGAATTGCTTTATATGTGGGGTTATCATTATATTCTGGATTTGGCACTAATGTTACAACATATTTTTCAATACCCGTTTGATAGCCGTTTCCAAGTGCTGTAATTTCATAATCCCCATTATTAAAAATATCTCTATAATTTAATGTAATTTTATCTGGAGTTATAAGACCACTAGACTGTGCATTTATATAAATGGACGCCTGTACAGCTGTTCCTTTATTATTTTTACATTTTATTTGTAAATTTCCATATAGGTTTGTTAAAGGTGTGTTTGGTATATCAGTAATAAAGACCGTAGGAGTAGATGTTCCGCCACCAGTTCCGCCACCGCCGCCAGTTCCGCCACCGCCGCCAGTTCCGCCACCGCCGCCTAAACCATCATCAATCATTATATCTTCTACTGCTTTCATTTATTGATTTTTTAACTTTGTATAAGTTTTATTGGTATGATATATTATTTTGTTCTCCTCCCAACCCAAAACCCGCACCTCTATAATCATTTGGGTTAACTTCTTCATTTCTACCTCCGCCACCACCGTAGCCACCAGCTCCACCACCATTTCCACCACCGTTACCATCACTACCACTTTGTCCATCAGGCGTATTATATCCACATTGGTTTGAATTAGCTATAATTAAGGCTGTGTATTCACCACCATTGCCATCTGCATATTTACCAAATAAGTCAAACCCTTCACAAAATTCTGAAAGAAGCATTCCCGATGTTGGAAACGGTTTTTCTTTTCTTATTATCTTTTTTAATTCTAATTCTTTATTACTTTCTACAAATGTTTTTGTTTTCTTTATTGTTATCACAGGATTTGAAGTATCCACCAATAAATCACTTTCTCTAGTTTGTAGTATTTGTCCAACTTCATCAAAACTTTCATCTATTCCTTCATCAAATGTTGCAGTGGATATTAAATCTTGTTTTGGTAAATAAAAATTAATTACATTTGTAATTAATCTCTGACAAATATCTACAATAGTATTGGATGATAAAGTTAATGGGATTTTTGTTTGTTTACGTTTACCATAATTTATATCATTGATATCGGATATTCTATTAGTAAGTTCATAAGATGCTGCTTCTCTAAATTTTGTATTAATTCTATTTGTAAATTCATCAAAGTTTTTTATTTTAAATTCACCGCTCATTTTACTAATCCAATTTTCACCATATTTTGTTTTTAAATATGTACCGATTATATTCGAATCTATTTGCTCAATCACTTTGAAAGCCTCAATTATTGTATCATCTCTAAAGTCTTTATTAGATACAAATAATGCGAATCTTTCTTCTAATTCTGGATATTTTACTTTTGCATTTTTAATAGGAAATAATCTTACTTCCGTTCTAGATGGTGATATTTCAGAAATCCATAATTTATCTTCTTCCGAATCAGAACCAACTCTTTTATTAATTAGTGTAACTTGTGTTTTAAAAATACCATTATCATATCCCGCTTCCCTTAGTAATCTTTCCGCATCTATAAAATATTCATTTGGAAATTGAAATTTTTGAAGAACCGTACCTTCTGCTATTAAAATATAATCACTTATGTTACTACTTGTCAATGGTACATATCTAACCGTTTTCCCATTTACAGCTTTTTGTGGCAACTGATTATCGTTTGAATCATATACAATAAACTCAATTGCATCAGAATCCCCAAGACCAAAAAATGATTGCAGGTTTCCTTCTTCAAATATTTTTCTATCATCTGAACTAACTCTGTACCCTTTGTTGTTTATAATATCTTTAAACGTTTTTATCGCCATTTTTATATATTTTTATCTCACCCATTATGGACTAAAATTAGTACCTCTCATTTTTTGGATAGAGGTTGTAAATGTTATACTTCCTTTTGGCGATTTAATTATTAAATTACCAGTATGCTCCCTATCCTTAGAAGTTCCGAAACCAGCTGAGGGGTTTAAGTCATCAACTCCTTTTTTGTTTGTTATTACTTTAATTACCTTTTCCTCACCTTCATTTAATGAAACATCTGAAAGTTTGCCGAATGCATTTGCATTACTTCCATCAAATTTAAAACTAACGGTAACCTTATCTTTAGTAAAGTTTTTAAGTTGTATATCTGGTCCGTTTATAAATGCACCATTGCCATCATCTTTTGCTCTACCTCTGAATACAATATCTTGATATTTCTCATCACTTTTATTTAATATTTTAGCAGCTATATCATCGGTAACTTTCGAACCTTCTGCTTGTTTAGCTTGTTTACCAAAAAGCGTATCTCTTAATATAGTTAATTCTTGTTCTAATGCTTGATTTCTTGCAAATAAAGAAACTCTTTGAATTGCTTCTGCTACTCCCTTTTGTATAGAGTTTTGTAGTTCAGTTATTGTACTTGTAATTTTTGTTGTTATTTGTTGAGTCTGATTTTGTGCTGCCGCTACATTTAAATTTTGTAAATCTACATCAACTCTTAAACTTTCAGATACTATTTCTACGTCTTGTACTTTAGCTCTTAATTCATAAACCAAAGTAGTAAGGTCTATCACCTGTTCTGTCAAATCAATCACAGATTGAGTTACTTCATTATATATTGGTCTTGGAATTCTATCATCAAATGGAGGAGCTTCTCCTGGAAGTAATTCAAATATTACAGTATCAACGGATTTTACTAGCTCAGTTTCATTATACTTTGGTCTTGTTAATTGTCCGGATATAACACCATCATTCCTATTTTCTTGAACAAATGAGTAAACACCGAATTCATTTCTAGAAATGGCAGGTGAACTAGAACCACTTATTAAAAGTTCACTTATTAATGCTTCATTTTGTAATCCTGTTTTTGCCATTTTAATTTTTTACAATTCTAAATGTTATATCATTATCAAAATATTGAGTATTACCATCAATAGTTACTTTAAATTCTATTTTGTATGTTCTATCCGCTTCCCAATTTGAAAGATTTAAATTTATATAATTTCCGGTTGAATCACAACTAATTTTAGAAAAATTAGAAAAAGGAATTATAATATCATTTGATTGGGCATCTTTTATTTGGTAATATGAAGTTGTTGGAAGATATTTAGAAGTATTGTATGTGAATGAATTGACAAATGTTTTTACAGGATATAATTCTCTACTAAATATTCTAATTTTAGGAGTAGTTCCTACTTTAATTTCACTTTTTAAATTAGTAACTCCAACTTTAATATCTTCTGCTACTAATGGAACTAATGAGCCAGTTACAAATGATTGGTCATCCCAACCTATTCTAATTTTTGGTTGATATATTGTATTCGTTTCTTTACTAAATAATTTTATTGCACCATAATCTTGCGTATCTACTTCTTTATTAAATGCGTGTCTTAATATAATACCATCGTTAGGTATAGAACCACTCATCCAACTTTTTAATAAAGATTTTACGTTCATATCAATATCGGCAGTTTGATAACTAAATGATTGCGATGCTTCATATTGAGTCCACCAAGTACCACCCCCACCATTATTTTGGCTTGCTGATGTAAAAGAATTAAAATTATTTTCTAACCAATCTAACTTAGAATCCCCTTCTCTATAATTCCAAGTTACACCCTGTGTTGATATGTTATCAAACCTAGTACCGATGCCCATTTCCCAACTCCCTGATATTGAGTTTGCAAAAATTGTATATTCTAAAGGAATTTCTTCGGTTTTTGTTTCTTTTAAAATAAGAGTTGCTTCATCTAATTGTATTGTACTATTAGATATCGATGCTGATATATAGCCTAATTCAAATTTTAGCAATGCATGAGATATATCTTTTACATTACCATAATACAATTTGCTTATTTCTAATATCTCATCCAAACCTGTATTTTGGTTTGGTTGTTGAAGATAGACCGTTGCATCTTTTGATGCTGTTAATAAATAGTATGCCATTATCTTACTCTGCCTTTTATGTCCCCACTAGGAAACTTAATTTCAAAAACTGAAGGGTCTAATGATGGATATACAATTTTATCTTTAGTTGCCGCTTCGATATTATACGAATTTGGTGAATATCTACCACCACACTTATTTGTAACTTTCACGGATGGAACAGATGAAACTCCTTCTACATTTGCTAATAACAATTCAATTTCATTTAAATTAATAGTTTGATTAAACTGCCAATTATCTATACTAAAGAAATCTCTTACTTCGTTTATACATTTTGTTAATATTTCATTTTTATTATAATTTGGATATGTTATAATTTCAAATTCCAAACCAATATTAATTACAAATCCATCATTCATATTTATACCATCTGTTAACATTCGGTATTCGTTAATATATGTTTTAAGATTTTCTTTTACAGCTCTATTTAAATTTGTCAAATTACCATTTATATCATATCCTAATAAATACAAGTTAATAGCAAACGGATTATTTTTTTCATTTTCGTTTGAAGTTTTACCAATTAAAAAGCTAGTAATTTGTTGTTTTATATCTTGCTCAGTTGGTTCTAAATCATCTGGTTTGTTTACAAAATCTAGTACTAAATCAGTAAATTCTTGTAAATTGTTTGGTGATGCTAATATAGATGAAGGTGAATTGTTATCCAATGTTCCATCGGCAACGGCATATGCTTTTGCTATAGCTCCATATTTTGATGGCATTGATAATACTCTAATTTGATAATCTTTTGCAGTTACTGCTCTATTTTGAGCTCCAAAATTTGCTAATGCATTTTGTCTAATTTCTTCTAAAGTTTCACCACCTCTACCACCAACCGCAGGTATATCGTTATCAACTGCTAATGAATTTTTTGCAGAATTATAAAGTGAAAGTTGAGCTCTTGTAAAAGAACTTAAACTTTCTTCAAATTCAACTCCATTAATTCTTGTTAACTCTCCCGCTGCAACGTTTGAACTAATACCCCCACCTGTATAGTATTTTATAGTCATTGTTGTATTCGATGGAGAAGTACCATACGTTTTTGTTTTTAAAAAATTAGTTGGGTCAAATGATTCATCTAATCTTTTAATAGAATTTGGCAATCCCAATCCTACGTTTTTAAGATTTGGAATTAATTGTTCATCGGATGCGGTTGGGTCTCCTGCACCAAATTCAATTGTAATTGTACTATCTTGATTTACTCTAGTTGTAAATCTTTTTGGTGTTTTTATTGTTTTTAAAATATATGGTACCGTTGATTTAAACTGATAAAGGTCTGAATCATTAGCTTCGGTATTTGGATAATCGATAAATATCATTTCTTGTCCTAAATACGGCACTTCATACCATTTGTTATTATTAGAATCTCTACAATCGTATATCTCAATTACATTTGTTTCTGGCAAATCAATTGTTCTAAAATTTTCATAACTTCCAAAGGTTACTTCTTTTTGATTTTGTACGGCTGATATTGCTTGTACATATTTTTTTATTAAATAAAATGTAGGCTCACCTGTAAGTACATCTCTTTGATATATGGTAATTTCTCTATCTATTTCATTTGAAAAATCCACCATGTCATTTGTTATAAATTGAACGGTACCTGCTTTGTTTGCAATAATCATCCCTTCTTTTATTTTTAAGTAAAAAGTAGAGTCTGGTATATTAGTAATACCAACCCCAATAGATGGTACTAATTGATAAACCGATAATGTTGTTACCGCCGGAGATGTAATTTTTGGTTTATATCCCAAATATTGTGCAAGAGCTATAATACTTTGAATATCTTCCGCATAGGGCATCAAAGATTCTTTCAATGTATCATCGGTGTAATACGCCAAAACATCACCTACATACGATGCCATTTCAATGAAAAGCATGCCAGGAGATGATTCGTTAAAATCACCATAAGTCTTTGGAAAATAATTTTTTGTAAAATCAATAAGATTTGCTCTAAATGCTGCAAAGTCTTTATTAAGATATTTTATATCCTTTCCTTTATTTTTAAAATTTTTATTTATTGTTGTTATAGCCATTATGTTTGTACATTAAAAGTTACCGTATCTAATATCTGTGTATCTGATACTCTAAATGAAACTGATACTTCAACCTTATTATTATCTTTAAATTCGTTTGATTGCTGAATATTAATAGTTTCTACATTTACATATGGCAACCATTTAGAAAGTGTATCAACGATAGTATTTTCTAAGTTATCAGCAAACATTTCATCATTCATATTAAATAATAATTCTTGAATACCACTCCCAAATTCAGGCTGCATCAATCTTTCAAATCTTTTTGTAAGTAATAAATTTATAATATTACTTTTAACCTGGTCAGCAGTTATAAAACTTTGATTAAAAGCAGTATTTCCTATTTGAATAGGTAATGTTATACCTATTGCGTAGTCTTCAAACTGCTTTGAATCGATTACTAACTTTTTACCAAGTATTACTGCCATTATTATTTTTTAAATCTTTTTACAAGTTCTGAATAATCTCTATTCAAAGCTTTATCTATTTCAGCTACTCCAGTATTTACACCCAATCCCGTTGGAGAAGGTCCTTTTATCATATCACCATAACCCATTTTATCAGCTACTGCCGTTCTACCTGCAATTGAACCCATATCACCTTGTCCAAAATTCATTGTTCTAAATCCACCATCACCTTGCGGTATTCCACCTCTAGTTTCATTAAGAATTTGGTTAATTATTGGGTTTTTACTAAACTGTTTTTGTTCTATTTTTTCTTTAACCGATTCTATAATAGTATCATCTTCTAAAATAGCTTTAGCCATTGATAATCCAATTGGCTGTGATTTAGCAGTTTGTTTTCCTTCTGCTATTAGTTTTTTTACTTCAGCTCTTACAGTTTCCTTAATTAATGCAGGTAATTGCTCTTTAAGCTCCTCTTTAATAAGAATCTGAATAGCTTTTAATAGTTTGTCCGTATCCATACTTTATTATTTGTTATGTTTATAAATATTTAAATTGTTATTTTTGAAAATTATGCAAGTTCTGCTGCAAATTTATCCACTTTTACCACCAATGTAGTTAAATACCCAGTACCACTTCTTTTAATAGGAGACCCTGCTATGATACTTGTTATTAATAAATTCGCATCTGCTTGAGAGGTGGTATCTTTTGAAATACCCATGCTTTTAACAAATTTTGGAAGACTTCTATTAATAAACCACGCACAGGTATCAGCTGCTCCAACTGAATCAAGTGCATAGTCAGGATTTGTTACAAGTGTTGTATCTTTATAAAGTCCTAAAGAAGCTGCTGTATAATTTGCTTTACCCGTAAGTTGTATAAATCCACGTCCTCTATATTTGTATCCATCTCCTTTCTCCGTGTTACCTAACCATTTTCCAACTTGTCCGGCATCTGGACCGTACATCAAGTCACCCATAGATTGTTTATTTTTCTTTATTGCATCAAGCTCAACGTCTGTGTATTTTTTGGCCCTAGCTCCAAATATAGTTCGAATTCTTTCATTTGAAGTACCACTATAATTTAAATTTTCTTCTATTGGCTTTGCACCCGATTCTTTCATTGCATTTGCTTGTGTGGCAATAATAATTTTTGTATTGGTTATACCTATCTTAATTAATGCTTTTTCTATTAAATCTAAATTTTCACCTTTTGATTTTGGCGGACCTGTATTAGGTTTTTCTGGTTCTGGTTCTGGTTCTGGTTTAGGGGTAGTAACGATTTGCTCATTTGTAACCACAATTGCTTCAGTTATCACAACAGGATTATAAACTAATTCTTGTTGATTTACAATATAATCTTGTACAATGATGACATCAGCCGGATTTTCTAAAACTTGTGTAGCTATTATTTCATTTGCTACGATTATATCAGCTTGAATTAATTCTTGTTGTATTTGAACTCTAGCTAATAAATCCTCATCTACTTCTAATACTCCACCACCTGGTGTTGCTGGGGCGACTTGATATCCCGTCCAAGGTAATACTCCTGGTGCTGCTGTCGCAACTGGTGGGTATAATGAAAGTGTATTAACTATTCCAGAAACAGTAGACAAATGTGCAGTTGCATAATTAATAAAATCATCAATTATTAACGTTGTATTATTGGTTGGTGGTATTACTGACATTAATGAATATTTTTATTTTATTACTTTGGTTTTTTTGTAGGATAATAATTTTTAAAGCCTAAAGTATAGACTTCCTCTCCATCTTTATTTTTTTTCATAGTCATTGCTTGACCCCTCTGCTTTCCATCTTTTCTATGAGATATGTGTAACCAAACGTTGCCGTAAGTTTCTGTGTGTTCGTATATCAGTTGGTCTACTGGTAAGTTTTTTAGCATCCAATTGGCTATTTCCATATACTTTTCAGTTGAAATACCCACCCCTTTAACAAACCATTGAACATCTATTGCCTCTCCAACCATGTGTTGTGATGTACCACCCCTACTCGAGCTTGCTCTAAATGCAGAATTTATAGGTAAAAATCCTGGATATTCTTTTAAAAGTGGTTCTATTATGTTTAAACTTAGTGATTTTAGATTACAAACAATTTCTTCTACTTTTACTTCACCACCTTGTTTTTTATAATTAGCATTTCCACTGTTCATATCTTGTAGCTTGTGTGGCCAGCGTGTATCAAGTGTTAATGTCCTGACTTTCATATTTGTTGTTAATGGTAACTCATAATTTATTACACCATATTTATCTCGCACCGCACTATCGATGCATTCAATTGGTATATTATTTACGTCCCCTTTTTCACCCGTTTCATTTTCGGGTGTAGAGTTTGTATCATCAGTTGGTAGTGGTTGTCCTTGAGACACAATTACTTTAACCGCCTCCAATTGAGGGTCCATAAAAGCTCCAGAATAATCAATACCTGGTAGTATAATTATATCGGCAAGCGGTGCATCATTTAAAATTTCAGGACTTGTTAATAAAACAACGGGAGTTACTCCTTCAACGGTATTGTTATCATCTGGTATTGAAGCTAATAATATATCTACTGGAATTTCTGGAGGTGCTAATAATACTCCGGTGGTTGCTATTGCTGGTGCCCATACACCCGCATTTGTAACTAAATTTGAAGTAACTCCAATGTTAACGGTTGAACCGGGAGCTGGTATTAATGGTATTGGGAATGTATTTAATTGAGCACCTTGCCAATATGCTAGAACTCCCTTTCCCATTTCTCCAACTAAATCATATGGAGTATTTGATGTTTGCCCTTTTAATAAAGCAGCTTTAAATAACTGCTGCATAATTTCGGTATTACCTTTACTAATTGGAACTTTATTTATAACATCACCACCTCGCTTCATACACATATCATACTCATCCGCATACAATTTTGCAACGGTATCAATATCTTGAATTGAATCTGGAGCGTTTGCTCTGTTTAAAATATTTTCTTTAAAAATTTTCCAAGACATATTAAGAAGTTTGATTTAATCTACTCAATATATTATTTAATTTTGATTTTATAGAACCAAATTGAGAAATATTAGTAGGTCCTACTGCGGATGGACCAGATGGTGTTAAATAAGTTTGCTGAGTAATGGCATCAATTAATTCTGCTAATATATCAACTAATTGCTGTCCTTTTACCATAGGCTCTAATGCCTCACTTCCTAAAAATATAGAACCTTTACCGGTAACCATATTAACATCTTTATCATTTGTAACAATGTGAATATCATCTCCTACACTTATATCAATACCTAATTTATTATCAATTGACATTGCACCATCGGAAATAAATCCATAATTCTTTTTTGAAAAGAATAACATTTCTGCACTTTTTGCTGAAAGTATTATTCTTCCCGAATTTATTAATATTTGGTCTCCTATTAATTTAGATGGGTATTCACCAAATGAGTCAGGTTTAGTTCCAAAGTTTGTTTTACCTTTATCATCAATTACTCCTGGAATAAATGGTAATTGATATTGACCAGATGTTAATGCTATTATACTACCATCTCTATTAATATCTTCTTCAGTACTTAATGCTGCTGCTTTTTTTCCACTTTCTGCATTTTCTCCGTTTCTTAAAATTATTGTTGGTGAGAATTTATTTCCAACATTATTAAATCCTGAAAATCTTATGGATTGTCCAAATCTAGTTTCAATTAAAGAATCACCTTCATATAATTTTAATCTATGAATATTTTCTTGTGTATCGTAATATTTTCCATAACTTCCTTCTGCGTTTGTACCCTCTGTATTTGTTTTAGTTATTCCCGTTTCTGATACTTCTTTGTAAGAACCTACAGTTTGTTCTTCATCTTTCTTTGGTACAATTACTTTTTGAAGTGCATTTTTAAAAGCACTTTTTGTTGGATTTTCATCTAATCCAATTCTTCTATAATAAAAAGAACCCGCCTGTCCTTCATAGATTTCAACAAGTTCACCAATAATTGGAATATTTTTGAAATTTTTATCAAATGGATGTGCAATGGTTCGTGCTGCTGGGTCTGCTTCCAGAATGCCATCATCCGAAGTTGTAAAATGTATAGAACCGATTGGTTGTGCACCTATTTTTTTAGCTTTGGCGTAGTCTGTATTCTCATCAAGTAATACCTCAAGTACCCATCCTACTTTTTTAGAAGATGCTTCTGGTCTCGATGATAGATTATTAGAGGATTGTACTCTAGCATTTGATAACCCCATATTACTTTATTTTCTTTTTTAAATCTTCTAATTCAAATTCCAAAGTATCCACTCTTTCCACTTCTTGTTTAGTTTCTTCTAATTCTTGAAGTAATTGGTTTTTTTCAAATTCGGATAAAAAACCATCTTGTCCTTCAGTTTTCTTTTCCGCTGATATAATTCTGGTTGCTATTGTTGCCAACTTAACCAATTGGTCATCGTTCTTTACGGAACTATCAATTAGTGAAGATAATATAGGTCCTACGCTAGCAACATCACCAGCATGTCTAATCATTTTTTTAAGTTCTTCTATTAAACCACTTATTTTTTGTTTTTTAGATAATTGATTATTATAGATATCTTCAAAAAGAGAACTTAGATTCTTTCCTTTAAATAATTCGAATTCTGTTGACATATTAATATATTTACATTTTGTATGTATATAAATATGGTTCTATTAAAATGTTGAAATTAAACTGTGATTACTTCAATTGTAATCTTTGGTTGATATCCTTCAGGCAGTTTCCTATTAATACCTTTGAATTCATTTACCTTACCTTTAAAGTAAGTTATTTGTAATATCTTATCGGTTAGATTCATTACAGTTTGAGATGATGTAGACATTTCTTCCGTATCTCTTTTCATATTAAGAGCTGGTTTAGTTGGAAAGTATTCCTTTCTCATAGCTTGTGCTATTTCTTTCCAATCTTCTACTTTATCAACTGATTTCTCTGCTGATATCTTTCTCAATTTTGAACTTAGATATTTCTCACCGTTTGTGTATCCAGCATCGGTGAACATGTGTCCGTGATTTGTACGAACAACAGGTGATTCGGAGTTTTGAAGTTTAACATCCGGCTTATGCTTTGATGTAGTTTCAATACTAACCATATGTTTTGTAGATGATACAAATGTATGACCT